GACTGGCAGTCAGAAGGTAGTGGGTTCGAATCCCATCAGCTCCACCATGAAGCTAAATTGGGCAAATAATCGAGAAATTAAGGGGTTAATACCATCTGATTTCTTGCGGTTTATATCTAAAGAGATGCTTTTAGATAATCTAATTTCCAAATCTGTAGCTGATTCTTTACAGGAATTTCTGATAGACCTCAAAATCGAGGAGCGAAGCCCAAAGACAATTTTATTCTACCGGGACCGCCTGAAGTGGTTTGTGAATTTCATTAAGCCCTATACATTATTAAAAGACATCGAAATCGGCGACATCAAACAGTATTTCAGCGCTCAGAACAGCCAGCATATCTACGCCTACCATGCCAAGTATCGAGCATTGAGAGCCTTCCTTAACTGGTGCGTTAAGCAGAATTATATCCTGGAAAGCCCACTCACCTTCAACCCTCCAAAACTCCCCGACATTATCAAGCCTGCTTTCACCGATGATGAATTGAGGGCAATAATCAAAGCCTGCACAGGCTCATTGGGACTGAGGAATAAAGCGATGATATTAGTTTTAATTGACACTGGGATTCGCCGGGAAGAATTGGCGGGACTTAAAATAACAGATATTAACCTGGATGCTCACCTTATATCTGTAATAGGCAAGGGCAGGAAGCAACGGCTGATACCCATATCCCCCACCACGCTGAAAGCTATCTGGCAATATATCAAGGCGAGAAGGAATCCCAGTGAATCCTTATGGCTTACTGAAGAAGGCAGATCCCTTACTGGGGACGGCATAGGACAGACTATTCAGAACTTAATGAGCCGTGCCGGGATAAAGCACAAAGGAGCTCATACCTTTCGCCATACCTTCGCCAACAATTTCCTTGACAATGGTGGCGATCCGCTAGACCTACAGTATCTTTTAGGTCATGCCTCTCTCAAAATGGTAGAGAACTATTCCCGCGCCCACAAACAGCGCCGAGCATTGAAGGCTCTGGAAAAACAAAGACCGGTTGACAGGTTGATGAAATAAAAAAATCACCCTGGATTTCTCCAGGGTATAATTAAAAAAGGCGTATTAAATTGGTTTCGAGTATAAGAACATAGGTCTCTATGTTTAATGCCCTTTCTTGAGGCTCTCAGGGCGTGTTCAGCTTAATCAGTTACTTCTTCCTGCCACCGTTTAGCCTGTTCAGCATCCGGGCTTCTCCATTCAGCATATCAGCTTCCTTAACCAATTCCCTGAACCGTGCCTCTAATCCCTGCCGTTGGGCGATGTTCTGGTTCATCTCCTCGACTACGGCTTTCTGGCGTTTCTTTAAGTCTGCCTGTGCTTCCTTTATATCCTTTATATCCATGATACCTCCTTGACAAATTATTGGGATAGGGTATATTTTGAGAATATGGCGGAATTATTGTATAAGTTAAAACGCCTAGAGCATATAAAACTGGCGATTGTTTTCGTTGCCTTGAATATGCTCGATGCCCTCTTTACTGATATGATTCTCAACGCTGGCGGGACTGAATTAAACCCGATGATGCGTCCCCTATGGGAGCAAGCTAGATGGATACCTTGGAGTGTTGAAATTGGCAGCACCTTACTTGTTGCATTTGCCTTTCTGATATTAGCAACTTACACACCTCGCCTGATAAAGGTAGTGCTTATTGTCTTAATAATTTGTATGGCTGCTGCTTGTATCCACAATGGAGTTGTTCTATTCACTTAATCCTATATTTAGTATGCGTTATCCTGGAGAACTCGCCAGCCTACTCCGCTTCGATAATAACAAATTAGGTTTTTTGTGGTGTCATAATAAAGCCTACCTCCGAAGTTAGATGGGTTGGAGCTTTTCGCAGGCAAATTCAAGAATTGTCCACTCGACATGTCAATTCCATGACCACTGAGTGGTGTCAAGCCAATATTCCCATCATGTGCTATGAGAAAAATGCCTTTAGTGCTGCCTATCATGAGTCCTCCTACATCCCCATAGATAGATCCCCGTGGTAAACCACCAGATGTCTTGAAATAAATCTCTTCTCCCTTGATAGTGATACCACTACTATCTAGCACAACTTTTCCGCCAGCTTGGGAGAATATCGTGCCTGTTATTGTGCCACCATAAATTCGGTTTCCAGATAAAGTTCCGACGAGAATATTGTCCGCTGTAATCAAGCTGGACTTAATATAACCACCCTCAACTATCGTTGTCCCCAGTTTAGCTTTCTCTACCATATCTTCATAGGCCATCTCACCAACGATGCTAGCTGTATGGTCGGCATTTATAGGAGGCTTTGAACCTGTAATCCAATAGTAAGATTGGGGATGAGCAGATGTCTGGTCGGCATCAGGGTCTGTGCATTTGGCATCAGAATTAGCTGTAGGCAATGAACCATCTACACCAGCTCCGCCTGTTAATATAATCTTTCCTGCTGATATAGCTGTCTTTTTAACCAATCCATAATCATCCCCTATCTGAACTTTATCCAGCAAAACCAGCCCATCAGGTGATAGGCTAGCCAGTTTAGTATGTGATGTAAGAAGCCCCTTATTTAAGGCATCTATCTCGGCTTGCTCAATCGTAAACCAAGCAGAACCCGTCCAGCGCTTAATTATGGGTTCTGCGCCAGAGGTATCAATCCAGTATTCTCCTACATCAACTCCAGTCGGAGCAGTATCTTGTCGGCGAATCCCTGCCTCGTCTGAATCAGGAGAGAATCTTATGTAGTATTTCATTCCCTCCCACAGAGTCAGCCCAGTCTCACCATTAAGATTCATTTTCCTTGCCCGATAGTAGGATTCCCCTTCAGGTAAATTGTCAAAGGTATCCCCGATCTTAGACAGGTCAATCGTATTGTCCGGGTCAATCCACACAAAGTCCATATTGTCGGCCAGGATATGCTCGGCGTAGAGGTCGCCAACTTGTAGGCGAGAGAAGTATTGACCGGCATCGGTATAAGTCTCCAGCTCCTTGAGTAGCTTCTGGTAACGAAGTGCATCAAACCAGTTACCGAAGCCGAAGGTCATCATCCACTTATCACCACCGAACCTTCGGTGAATATAGCCAAGATTGCCAGTTCTGGTATCGCCTTGCCTTGAGTCGGTTACCTTTACATAGTCAAAGACTTCAGCCCCAACATTGATTCTAATTTCAGCTTGCCCTCTCGCAGAGCCCATTTCTGCTTTAGATATAAGTGCCTCAGCTATATCTTGAGCCTGGGCGTTGCTTTCTAATCTGGTTTGGAAGAACTTAGTTTTCTTTGCTTTAGAGGGAAGGTCATCATAGCCATCAATAGCAGCTTCACCTGAATATTGAGGATCATCGTCTGGCTGGCTTTCCACAACGAACCTGTTTGGTCGAATAAGGGTATTCCTGTATGCCTTGCTGAAGAACTGATGAGCGCCTTTATCGAGGCTGTATTCTGAATCGCAGTCAGTTCCAGAGGTAACATGCTTCATTATGTGAATCTTGCCATCGTCTTCAAATCTCGGCACATTTGCCGTGTAGTCGAGGACTTTCCGAAAGGCAGATAACCTTGAACTATTTTTATAAATCCTCAGATTGTCTTTAGGCTTGTAAGTATCTGCAAGTGAATCGTATCCCGTATCCCATACTACCTCGTAAGCGTGGCAATGAGTGAATGGGGCTAAGGTAGCTCCAGCAATAGCATCTATCAATGTTTTAACTGTGTCCTCATTATCTTCCTCTGGTAGATAGCTTTCACTGGCTTCATCCTCAGCCATTGAATTGGGAATACCCTCAAGGAAAAGTGTGCAGCTTAGATTATTGGGGTCGGAGTCAAACTGCTGGTCCATGACAGAAAGAGAGGCAGTTGCCGAATATTCATCGGCAAAGCCATAGGAGATAACAGCATCATAGCCCCTCAAGTCTATGTCATCGAGTGCATGGTCTCTGTTATGTAGGACGATCTTGGCCCGGTGAGAATACATCTCCTCATCGTGTTCAGAAGGTAGTATCCTGTCCTTCTCATAAGTGTAGCTACTCCCCTGTTTTGTGAGTACAATCTTGTACAGAGGATTTAGAGCCCCTGCCTGCTGTGCTGCTTTTAGAGTATCGCTTAATGTTCTCATTTTACCCTAACAGAATAATGTCCTATGCTTGTCCTAGCAGTATCGCCGGTGCCGTCAATAACTTCTGCCAAGCCCTGCCACCATCCCTTAGCAGAGTCCACCGTTGTATTGTAGAAATGCTGGTAGATGCCATCTTCAATCTTACCATCCACAACGATCTCCTCACCATAAACACAATAAATCTCATAGCTCTCGCCCTCATCCATAATGTCGGTGTCAAGGGTAACATCAGACGGGCTGGTGTATCCGGTTATCGTGGCAGTGGTCTTATCGGTGACATTGTAGATAACCTTGCCGACATCATTGGCGGTAAACTGATTCTTAATAGTGTCAATAAGGTGGTCTGCTGTGAGTGCAGTCGCCTTGCCACTTCTCGGGCCTTCAGGTTCAGCCCAAGTAATCAAAACTGAATCTGGCTTAACCAGGGCATCATCGTCATCGTAAACATATACGAGAGTTCTTATGGTTGCTTTCGCTGTAAATTCTGTGATAACTTCTATCATTTTTACACTCCTGTTAAAATCCTTACTTTACGATATAGACTGGTAAGCACATTCACCTTGCGGTTCTGGGTGGTAACGATTATCAACCTTAGTTTCCTGCCTATAATACCCCAACTACTAATTGCGATAGCTTTTAGTCCTAGATAGGCTGTCTGCATCCTTGTTAAAGAGAGTGTCCTGATGGCCGTAGTTTTTAACCCTAGATAGGCAATACCGCTCCTGATGTAATGCTCCACAATAGACATTGCACTAGTGGCTTTTAAGCCGAGTAAGGCAATTCCAGCCCTGGATAAAACTAAGCCCCTTGAGCCAGAACACAACAATCCAAGATAGGCAATGCCAGTCCGAATGTACGCTGTTAATGTCTGGAAGGCATTTTTCTGTACAAAATCACTTTGAAAAGCTCCAGCCATTATTTAACTCCAACTCTATGTATCGGCATATTCCACACTAGCTTTGACAGACGTAATTATACCAGCATCAACACAACCTGAATCGAACTCCATAGTGAATTTTTGGCTAATAAGGCTCTGGAAAATACAGATACAACCCCTATCATTCGCTTGCACAGCCTTGATCCACTGTCTCTTGCCTGCATTGTAGGCTTCGTAAGGATGAAAGTTTACACCCCGATTACCATCAAAATTACCTTCATTATCGTAGTGCATGGCAAATATCAAAATGGCTTCAGTCGTTGCTGGCACTTCAGCACTGACATCAACATCAAAGTAACCTGCATTGGCATTAGTTTGAGATTGGCAAGTTATGACATCATCGTCTGCCCAATCGTCTGTGCTTGATTCAGTGGTAATGGTATTTGTTCCTAAATTTATTGATACTATCTTCCTAGAATTGCCCCTAGTGGTGTTGTGAAGAATAATCCTACCCCAATAGCTAGCACCTGAAGCCAAGCCATTAAGAGCGTTTTCGTTAGCTTCACCATCATAGACTACCGATGTGGCACTAGGAGAGCCATTTATCACAGCAGAGAATGGACTAGCAGCACCATTCGCTATGCGTATAATCTCGCCAGCAATGGGCGCTACGATAAGGTTTCGCAATCTCCCAGCAGATGCCCCGAAGTCTTGGCTGAGATGTGTTTTGTCAATGGTATCGGCTTCTATCGTATGGTCAGCGTTCCAGTCAACAGGGCGGACTAGAGTCTCGTCTGCTCCATCTTCTACTTCGCTTTCAAATTGATGCTTTATTGCCATAATTAACTCCCTTGCTTACTCTGTTAAAATCCTTATCTTGCGGTATAGGCTGGTAAGCACATTCAACTTGCGATTCTGAGTGGTAACGATTACCAATTTTAATGCTCTGCCTGGAACACCCAAACTACCAATAACTTTGAGGCCCAATAGAGCGGTTTTGGCTCTGGATAATGCTAAACTCCTTGTTCCAACAGCTTTCAGCCCCAGTAGTGCAGTATTTAATCTGGTAAGGGCAATACTCCGACTGGCGGTAATCTTCAAGCCTAAATAAACTGTGCCAGTGCGAATATATGGTATGATTAGGACACCCGTTGTTTTCAGTCCCAATAATGCCGTGTCTGCTCTTGTTAAAGTTATTGCCTTTGTCGCTGTCGCCTTCAAGCCCAATAAAGCCGTCTCCGCTCTGGTTAGAACGATTGGCCTTGTGCCTGCAACTGCTAATCCTAGATAGACAATGCCTTCCTTGGTGTAATGTCCTAATGTGGACATTGCACCAATAGCTTTCAATCCCAGTAATGCGGTCTTAGAACGGCTCAAGGCTATTGTTCTTGAACCCGTAGCAAGCAAACCTAGTAAGGCGGTGCCTGTTTTAGCTGCATAATCAACAGTCTCTGATGCTGTCGCTTTCAGTCCAAGCAGAGCCGTTTGTGCTCTGACAGGAGTTATTATTCTACTAGCCGTTGCTTTTAATCCTAATAAAGTAGTATCCTCTCTGCTCAAAGCCCAACTTCGGGTAGCTGTAGCAAGCAAACCGAGTAAACCTGTATCACTTCTTACATAGCCTACAGGTCGTGTGCCAGCTCCTACTAGACCTAGTGAGGCTGTGCCTGAGCGGACATACTGCTGTCCCCATGCCAAATCAGCACTGGCATAGTATTTTAGGGTCGTCCCATCTACAAATATAAAGGTAAAGCCAGTTTTAGTTGTTTGCCTAGCGTCTAAATGTCTCGCACAGAGGGTATTGGGATACCATTTGTTAGTATCTCCTGAAGTTAAGTCCTCTACGCTTCCCCACGAACTGCTGTGCTTGATATGTCGGACTTGCCAATAGTTCGAGCTTGGCGTTTCGCCATACCAGACAACATTTAGATAATTGTTCGAGTCAACAGCGATTGATGGCTCATAGTGTTCATGTTCATCGGAAGTTATGTTCTCAATCGTCTGCCAGGAATCGGTATATTTCCTATATCGGATTTGGAAGTAATGGGTAGAGCCTGAATGATTCCCATACCAGACAACATGGACGTAATTGTTTCCATCAACCGCTATGCAGGGGCAATCCTGATAGTATTCTGAATCCTCCAGCTTAACAATATCCTGCCAGGAATCAGTGAATTTCCTGTATTCAATATTGTCGCCTGCCCAAACGATATGTAGGTAGTCATTGCCGTCTATGGCTATGGACGGCTCATAATTACTGTAGCTCGCAGAGGTAAGATTGGTTATCCCACTCCACGAAGTAGTATATTTTATGTATCTGATTTGGTAATAAGTGGCTGACTCGGAGTGATTACCGTTCCAGACTATATGAAGATAGTCATTGCTGTCTATAGCTATGGACGGATAATCCTGGGTATAGTAGCCAGATGTTAGGTCTGATATGTCACCCCAAGAGCCGTCATATTTCCTATACCTGATTTGACGCAGGTCTGGGGATGATTCTGAATACCCGCTCCACACGACATGAAGGTTATCGTTAGAGTCAACAGCTATTGATGGCTCAAGTTGATGGTAGCTCCCTGAAGTTAATGCTTCCTCAGTCCATGTCTCACCCTCATCGCTTGAATAAGCATGGTAGATTTGCGATTTATAAAATTCATCATTGCGGTAGTAAACGGCATGCAAAACACCATCGGTAGTTCTGACTAACTTTCTTGCACTTAGATATGAAGTGCTAAGCTCATGTGTGTCAGTCGTTATCGTTGCATAGGGCATTAGCTTCCTTGCTTAGATTGAACTTTGATGGTTTGGGTTACAGTGTCGCCAGCCGCAAATGTAATCGAGGTAGCCCACTCATGGAAAGCCTGTAGTGTAGGATCCGCAGCGCCACAAAATATGCCAGCACCATAGATAGTGTCAGCTCCAGGCTCCCAAGCCGATTTTGCCATTACTATCGTGTCATCAGTCTTGGTGACGGTTTCGAGTGTCGGCGAAACTGCTTGCCTGGTGAGTTCGTCAGCAAAGTCCGCGGTGTCTACACCGAAGCCACCCATGGCCTCACCGCACAAGCTCAGGTGAGTGAAACTAGCTGGCGCATCACCTTTGAGCAGCTTGCTCACACTCTGAAATAGTTTTGCTGTAGGGATTGCTCTTTCAGCCATTTTTTACCTCCTTAAAAGATTCTTAATCCTTAGTTTGATTGTCTCTGTTGCTATATTTGGTGGAAGCTCGCCTGTCCTGAGATATTCAGGAATCGTATCTCGCCTATGTCTCATCGCATACCTTATTCTTTGTTTCTGATATTGATTCCCCCAATAGCTTTCAGCCTCTTTGGAATTAAAGGCAACAAGTAACTCGCCTATATTTCTGCCACAATTAGGGCATCGGCGAATATCTGGCTTTTCACCCTCTTGCTCGATTACCTCAAGGGGAATGTGGCATTTCTCGCAATTCCCGCTTCTGATTTCCGTGAAACCCTCTGCCTCAGTTCCTGCCGTAGTAATACATTTCGCCATTAGCTTCTCGAGTAAAATTTCCAACCTTTAGCCGGGGTTATATCCCGGAGACTGTTTTGATAAATAATGAATTGATTGTTTGCCCAAGCCTGATACCATCTAGCAGATGCGGGGACTATCTGAGAACGCATCTTGTTACACCACGCTTGGGCAGCCTTAGCCACGACACCCTCTACCAAAACCTTCTCTGAATCAGGCTTTAATGTAGATGTAGCTTCTGTCAACTGGTGAACCTTATGGCAATACAGGTAAACATCCTCTCCTGAAGTCGGTGTGGTGTTTATCTTGATTCTCAGCGTAGTCCCGAAGACGCTAACATCCCTATAGTCAGGCGGGTCATTACCTGTAGGGTATTCTGCCTTCTCCACATCTAGTAAGTCTGTAATCGAGCTAATGTCCACTTCCTTTGTGCCATCGCTAACTACAGTCTCCCTTACCTCGTATGGTCTCCTCTCGGAGATTTCTACCAGGCACTCGTTAATGTGCAAGTCCAGCTCATCATCGGCAAACTCATAGTCATTGCCGGTATATTCATCTCTAAGGAACTGTCTTGCTGTGCCACGAATTGCACTAAGCGTTTTTGTAGCCATGCTTCACCTATTCCTTTATTTCAAGCATTACTCCTTCTTAATACTCCCCTTGCACCACTCACTTAATTTCTCTTCGCTCATAGAATCTGCCATCTTTGCAGCTTCGGCACTGTATTATCTTGGGGTTTCCCCCCGCTTTATGGCAAGGGCAATACATGAAAGTGTCTTTTGATTTTTACTTACAGGCATAATTAACCTCCTTTGACGCACCATCGTTTGTCAAAAATAACTAAGCCCGCCTCCCTCAACCAATCATTTATATTCTCACTGTGGTCAAAGTGCATCGGGCTTATATCGTGTTCCCAAAAACAATCAAAGTGGTAAAGTCGCGCACCTTCCTTCATCCCAGCTCCTAGCTTTAGTAGAAAGCCATGCAAGTCCTCTATATGCTCTAAGGTGTCTATGGCTATAACGAGGTCAAACTTGCTCAGGTCTTGAGGAAATTCGCTGGTAAAGTTCACGTTCCTTGCCCCTGTTTTAGTGGCTCTAAACCGGGCGAAGTCTAAGGCTGTCTCGCTTATGTCATAGCCTAAGAGCATTTTGTTCTTCCAGGAGAGTTCAATTAGCGCCGTCCCTATGCCACAGCCCACATCAAGGATATTCAGATGATCAGCGTTCTTGATGCCAGCCATGCGTTGCTCTTTGTAGAACTTCGCAGAGTTGAACCCTACTAAGTCATAGAGATAAAGCTGGCCTATCTCCGGGTCTTTGTAGAAGTCCTCAGACATTCCTTGCCATTCCTTCCATCTATCGCCTAGTTGCTTTGTTGCTATGGCTTGAGGGACAAGTTCCTTCGGCTCCTTCCCCAGATATTCAGCTAAGTCATTCCATAAATCGGGACTCTCTGGCTTCCATGTTATTTTCTCTATCGCTTCCTGAGTGGTGTAAACCTTTTCCTTCAGGTGTTGAAGCTGAATACCCGTATGGGCATAAACCTTCGCCCCAGCTTTTCTAGCCTTGTTGCAGAAGTCCCAATCTTCTGAGATGAAGATGTCTTCAAACCGTCCATCTTCAAAGACTGGATAACACTCCGACCAGCTCTCTTTGTTAAGAACTGTCATATCCTTGGTAATCTCCTCAAGGATTTTACGGCTGATACCAAGAAAGCCAGTTGAAACGAACTGCACCTCTTCCAATTCGCCTGAAATGTTGAACTGCCCGTTCCATCCTCTTTGAGCAAGGAAAGTTCCCCCTCTTACCGGGTATAGCCCACCAACTACATCTACCCCACTATTAAGGGCATCCAGTAGCTTCTCGATGTCTCCGGGTGTGAATATAATATCGCCATCGAGAAATATCATGTATGGTGCTCGGTTTTTCTTTAGGAACTGGTAGGCTGCTACGCTTCGACTCCTACTTATCAGTGCATCTCCTGTCTGAAACCACCACTCGAACCTGTAATTCGTCTGGTGTAATCTCTCAACAGATACAACTGTCTGGTCTGTAACCATTCCGTAAGAGCAGGTATAAAGTATGAAATCTAGCATAGCAGCCTCCTTCTTACTTATCGTTTAGTGTGTTTGTCAAGGAATTATGTAGTCCACATAGACATCGGCCACAAGGTCATCGGCGTCTGCTATGACACTTGAACCAATCAAAATCCAAGAGTTAGTGGCATTATGATTGGCGTTTTGAGCTGCCACTTTGCAGTTGACATTAAGCGCTGCCGCTGGCCCGGTCGCAATACCAATGTTCATGGCATTAGTCTCAAGAAACATTGTCGTGGCATTCAGGCTGTTATCAACAGCGTTATCCCCCAGGCCAACCTCAAGGTTACACGCTCCCTCTGCTGCCGTTTTAATGTCGGCTACTACCCTATCAATGAGAATATCCTCATTTTCGGGGTTCTCTATACCACCTAATAGGGCATTGGCGTTGAAGTTACTCTTGGAAATCTTTATGGTGCCTTTGCGGACATAAGATGTAATTCCAGAAGCATATAAATCCGTCATTTGTGTCCTCCTCGTATTTGACTTGGCGCTAATTATTAGGATTGCGCCTGCTCATCCTGTAAAGTATTCAAGGGAGGGCGATAATTACCCTCCCTTAAATAATTCATCACGTGATAGCTGTGGCATCGTCGCAACTATGAACTCTAGCCACTGACTTGGTACTTCCCATCGCCAGAGCCACATAACAGTAAGCCCGAATCCCTTCAGCGTTGTAGTTCTCTAGCTTGTCAAAGTGGTCAACTTCAAAGAAGTCTTGGCCACCAGTTGAACCACCGAGAGCTAAGCTGACTCCACCGTCTTCTATTGAACCAAACCGAATAGCATAGATGCTGCGTACTCTGACATCAGCTCCCGTAGATTTGCCACCGGTGTTATCAACCTCAGAACACAAGTAATCTGATACAACAATAGGAATGCCATTGACACTCTCTATCAGAGTACCGAACTCACTTGGACTCCGAGCCATGATAATCGCCCCGGCTTTACTCATAGAGTAAATGAACAGTTGGTCTCTTTGCCCAGGCGACATAAGCAAAATGCTTGGCCTGGGTTTGCATTGAGCGATGAGCTTTAGCAATATTGTTATGGTTAGAGGCTGCCCATCCCCTCCTGCATCGTAGCATTGTGGGTTATTAGTGGCAGCGGTTGCTTTCACAAAGTCGTCACCGGCATAAGCTTGAACGAGTTTATCAAGACCATCAAACTGCTTAGGGTAGGTAGTCGCATCACCGTAGATAAGCTGGTCTTCAATAGTCCGCAGTGCCCCCTTTATGATTTGAGCCTGAATAACCCCACGGTAATCGTTAGGGTCTTTGTAGGTCTCTTGAGCACCTTTGACTAACGCCCACTGGTCGCCGTATTCCTTTAGGGCTAGAGTAGGCTGGGAATAGGTTGTCACTTCCTTCCACCCATACTGCTCACCCTTCGATTTTGCAGCGACACTAGGTAGCGCCCCCTCTCGATTCCACTTCAAGGTATAGGAGTCAATAGTGGTAACCGGCAGAGTGGGCAAAAGTTGACCGGTCTCATATATTTGCTGGACAACGCCGGGCAGCAACTTGGACTGCACCAGCTTGACCATTTCAGCCGTACTGGCAAAATATCCAGTAATCATTTAGTGTTCCTCCTGTTTTCTATTTTTTGTCTTTGTCTCGGAAGTTATCGGCATATATCACTCGTGCTGGTTTCCCTTCCGAAGACGCTTTTCCGCCAGAAGTTACAAGAGAATCGTGAGTTTTTTTCTTGTCAGCAGGTTCTTTAGGCTTTTTATTCAGCCGTTTGGCTACTGTTTTGGCTTGCTCAACAGTCGTCAATTTAAGGTCTTTCATCGTGTCTTTGAGTTCTACCGGGTCAACGCCTTCTGTACTAGCAATCTTCCAGATTTCAATTTCCAGTTGCGTTTCCCGAGCAGCCTTAATCTCTGACTCATGTTCAGCCTCTCTCTTATCTTGGGCAGCATCTCGCTCATCTTGTTTCTTTGTTCGCTGCCTCTCTGCCTGCTTTGACTGGTAAACTGCCAACCTATCAGGGTCTTTCTGGGCCTCTGCTAGTTCGGCTGCGTCTCTTCTTTCTTGCTCTGCCTTGTTAGCATCCTCTCTAGCTTTGACAGCAACTTCCCTATCAGATAACGATTTGTCGTCCCTGCCGCGCTTAATGCGGTCAGCTTGCAGTGCCTCTTGAAACTCATCCTCATTGTAAGTCTTGGCTTCGGTTTCCTTTGGAGTAGTCCCTTCGCTACCTTTAGGAGCCTTTTCAGCGTTAACTGAAGGGAGTCCTTCGGTTTCTTTGGTTTTGTCCATGTGTAACCTCCTTAAATATAAAATGCCCGCTTAAAACGGGCTCTTGTGCCACATTTGAAGGCTGTGGCTACCCTTCGACCCTATTTATTTGACAATAGTGTTATAATTTGACTATGAAGGTTTCATTTAAGGGCATTATTTGGGTAATTGCCTCCATTGGTCTTATAATAACTGGTATTGTTCTACCTTGGGAATTCACCCTCGTTATCGGCAGTTTATTGCTAGGTGCTTTTTTAGGATTTTGCTTCGGTTATTATCACCGCCGACAGGAAGAAATCGAGGACAGGAAAGATAAGCCTTCTCTACACCACTGAATTATGGGAACAGCCCCTTGAAAACTTCTACCTCCGCAGCCTTTTCCCAGGGAGTAGGCGGAGCTTCCGCACTCCCCCTATCCGTAATAGGCTTATAGCCAAACTTCAGGACCAGCCACGCATCTAAGTCTGGATGCTTGGCCCTGAAGTCTAATCTAGGAGTACCCGAAGGTAAGCCTTGATATGTCTGGTAGAGTGCATAAACTTCCCTTGTGGGAACTTTAGAAAAGTCTCTCTCTTCCGTCCAGATTCCTAATTTATACATGGTGTCATGGAACTCTTTATGCTCCATGAGCCACCAGTCATCCTCATAACCACTTCGGACCTCCGCATACCATTCAACCCAATCCTCAATCAGTGTCTCAGGAAACTTCGCATCCATAGCCTTCATGCGGTTTCTATCATCCCTAAACTCAGGATGAGAGCTAAGATATTGTTCTCTCACCTCTGTGGTTTCAAGAGCATCATACTCAGCCTGTGCATCCCGCCATTTAATCTGAAGCTGATAATACTCTATACCTTTATATTCTTCCGTGCCTTCCCAGTCCCAGGTGTCCATTGCCCAGTTAGTGAAGTCAGGATGCTCTAAGCGCCAGAGCTTAGATTCGGCACTATTGGAGCCAAAGTCCTCTGCAATCTTCCCATACTCAATATTAAGTTCAGCTAGTTCGGCACTCCCTCCAGATTGGAATACTTCAAGCCTATTCCTATCATCCCTGAAGTCTGGATGGGTGTTTAGAAATTCCGTTCTAGCCTCGGCCCTGGCATCGTCATCCTTGATATATTGTGGCGAGTCCTCATCGCCAAAGGCTTCGTATTGCTCAAATAAATCTCCATGCTTAACCTGTATTCTCAGGACATCAACATTTGCATCCCTCAAGGCTGATTCCTTCCATCCATAAGCATCCATGCCCCACTCATTAAAGTCAGGGTTTTCCAGCCTGAATAACTTGACTTCAGCAGAAGCAGACCCAAACTCATCGGATAGTTCTAAATAACCAAAATAGGCATCGGCAAGCTCTTCAGGTGGCAGCCAAGCTGTCAGATGCTCTAAGGAAACATTGTATTCTTTAGCCCATTTGACAACCTGATTATAGGCTTCTCTGGTTTGTAGCCTGCCAGGAAAGCCCCAGAAGGCTAGCATAGCATCCTGCTGAGGGTGAGCGGTTCTCCATTCCTTACGCCAGTCTTTTTCAAACTCAGGATGAGCTTCCAAGAAAGCATCCCGCTCCTTTTTAGTTTCTAGCCCTGTGTATTCTTGCCAGAGGTTATAGTATTCGCCTCTCCATGCTTGTAATACTTCAGGGTTATCTTCAGCGAATTGTGCCTTTTCCTCTCCTGTGAGTGTTTGGTAATGCAGCCAAGAGTCCCAATCCTCTGAATCCATTAAGCGAATAGGCTGATAGGGCAAGTTCTCAAATTCCCCTCGCACTGTTTCAGCTTCAAGGAATCCTGTGATAAAGGGTGAGTCAGCCTTATTGAACCGATTATCTCCGACTTGCTGCCTGATTTGCCTGAGTGATGAGACAAAATCACCGAAGTCATAAATGCTTCCATCTTCATCAACTACGCCTAGCTTGGCAAGTTCGTTCTCGATTTCGTTTGTGATATTCAATCTTGTGGGTAATGGGAATCCTAGAAACTCATACCAAGCTCCCTTCTTCTCATTGAGCTGGTCTATGTATTCTCTGCCTCCCCTAGTGGCATAAATACCCCGCGTCAAGGCAGTCAGCCATTCGTCAGGGTGAACTTCAAATAACTGTTTCCCCCTAACATCAGTCCATTCCCCATGCACTAGGGCTTGTATGGCATCCAGCATCCTGTTTATCTGGGTCCCACCAAGAACATGATACCTAGTAGCCCATTGCCTTAAGTCTGTCCAGTTATCGTATTTGAGGACATCATCTATTGCTCCTTTAAGATCGCTTACATACTGAAGAGGCATAGGCAAATACCAAGGATTATTGGAATCCATGCCAGCACCCATCAAGCTGAAGAAGGGGATGAATGAACTCAATCGCCAGGGTTTGCGGTTGATATACTTATCGGCGACCATGTTAATGACCACCATAGCAGCAAGCCAGCGCAGAAGCATTGCTGTTCTATTCCGAATAGTAGCTTGCCCCTCTGCCGATGTTGCCGATATAGTTTCGTAAGCCCCAGCCCGAAACCTTCTCACTCCAATTATCTCACGCACCGTATTAAATACCTCAAGGGAGAATGTCTGGAAGGGAAATAGTGTGCCGACTTCTCTATTTCGTAGAATACCCGGTAAGTTCTCAAGGTTATACATAGATTGTGTCTTAGCACCACCTTCCGAGGCATATTCCCACAAGGCTCTCCCTTCATACCCTAGTTTCTGCCCATGATGGTAAGCAGCTCTAATTGAAATGCCAGTCAGGAAGTTTTCAATCGTATTGGTCAGAAAGTTGGCGATGTTTTCTACTTTATCAAGTGTAGAACCTTCCCATCTTAGGGATTCCTCTACCCTTGCCCCAATATCCTGATAGGCAATCTTACCCCCACGCCTGCTCTTAATAATCGAGGAGTAAGCATTTTGCCTTACTTGACGATGAATTGAAGGAACTAACAGGTAATCGAGCCCCCGAATTGTGTTTACCATACCATACCGGGTAGTTGATAAAGATATGGATGAAGTTTGAACAAAGGCATTCCATGTCCAGTTCAAAGGAAATACTGCCCTTGTAAGCTGCCGCCTTAACCAAAACCCGAATTTCAGAGCCGGCCTGGGGATAATGCGCCTGGCTGCTCTCGATATGCTCGGTGTAACCCCGGCGTATGCCTCGCTTATCCAGTCTTCAATTAAGGCCGCCGAGGATTCATGTCCCATAGACCTCAGAGTAGCGGTATGTATCTTGCCGTTCTGCACGATATTGGTCATAAAGAGGTCCTTGCCCGCCGTTACAGAGTAGTCATACATAAGCTGGACCAAATCTCGCTTCTTGAGATAATCGGCTAATCCGCCCTTGCGAGCCTCAGCACGGGGGTTAAATGGGGCATCGGGCTTAATATAGTCGGGCATGGGAACTGTCTGCATCATTATATCGGGGCGCTTGTTCCTCCCGAATAGCATTGCCCAGAGGTTAGTATCTGTAACCCATTGCCGATAGTTACGGCGATATGGAATTGTGTCCTGTTTCCGCTTTGTCCTAGCTCGGTTCTGAATATCAAGCATATCGTCAAAGAAGTGCCTTGCTTCCTTGGCAAAGTCAATAATGTTTTGCTGGGTCGTAGTATCAAAACCCTTAACGAGTGCAGCAATCTCAGGAATATCACGCATCAATTCCTGTGCTGTCTGCATTGATTCCACCTGCCCAATGTATTCAATCACATCACCAGCAGCTTCCCTCGCCTTCTTCATCCCAAACCTGGTTAAGCCATATTTCTCTGCCAGTTCGTGAACCTGAACCTTTGAGTTATCAACAAACTGGAGATATGCTAAATAGGTTCGTTGTGTCGGCCAGAGGATATGCTGTTGGGATGCTCCAGCAAATCTTCCTCCATCTACAGCCTGAAGCAACCGAATTGTGTCCATCAGCATCCCCGATGGTAAGCTGACATCTTGGAAGAAGGGATAATCAGCAAAGTCCTCGGAGACATAAAAACCGCTATTCCTTACCGCGGGTATTAGCTTGCCACCTTTAGTCTTACGCAAAGCCATCCCCAAATGAACAGCATCGTTAATAGTTAGTCTCTCCCCACCTTTGAGCTTTCGTATTAGCCCATCGAAAAATTCAACGGCTTGTGTGAGCCTAGATATTTCAGATTCAATAACTGTCCGTTCCTCTGGGGATTCATATTTTTGGCGAGTTAAGTATGCAATATCTTCCTCGCCAAGTTTCTGAAGCTCTACAACCTCAGCAATATTAGCCCTGACCTCATCGCTTAATGCCTGAAGTTTCAGCTCGTCATATTCAGGCATTTGGGCAATATAAGTATCAATATCGCCTTCCTGAAGGTATGCGGTAGCAGCCACATCTAATTCGTTATTGGGAGTCGCATCGTAAAACTCCCTGGCCAGCTCAATGTTTCCAGCCTCTTCGCTCTTAATATGGTCAGGATGCTGAACTGTGCCTCTCGGTGAGGGTTCACTCGGAGCAACTTCAAACCTTGCCTCGGCATCTCGAATTAAAGATTTAAGCTCAGTAACTCTTTGTTCTGTCTTGGCTATTTGCTCTATTCGATTGACGAGTTCCTGCTCTCCCATGTGGAAGTGGTCAGCGAGTTCGTCAATGATGTATTCCCATCGCACATTGCCAGCCTTGTCAAAAGCCCCTGGCTTTAGTTCCCTTCCCATTAACAAGTATTCAGCCTTCGCTGGAGTTAAGGTTTCAGGCATTTTCCCTTCGGTCAGGACTGAGCTTATCTTGTATTTACGAGTAACCTTCTTGCCCTTCCTAGTATAGGTCACTTCCTTGCCAGTGTATGTCGCCACCGGGTCAGTACTCAACCATTCCTCAGCGACCTCTAATTCAGCTTGCAATTCGTCAAGAGCCACACCAACTTCGGCCTTGGAGACAACTTCGGCTTCGGGGATTTCTGCTACTTCTATGCGAGGTTGTGAAGCCAACTCTTTACTTATCGCATCAGCCTCGCTACTACTAAAAATCCCTCTCTCACTCGCCCAGAAAGCAAATATCTTCTGTATCTCGGAGTTCTTAGCCCACCTGAATAAAGCAGATGTTTTGCCTACTCCTGTGAATTGGTTATTAACGAATCGGGCAAAGTCATAGACTGTGTAATTGTTAAAGTTCTCTTTCCCGCCCTTAAAGCTCTCGAGCTGTGTTCTGACCTCTTGGGGTAGCTTGTCATAATTAAGCCCCAGCTCGCCTACTGTTATTTCCGTATCGGCGATATTGCCGATATTAAATGCCGAGTTTTGCTTTGCCTGTTCGGATTCCTGAACCTGCTCAACAATATCTTGGACTAATGCTGCACCTTCGGGTGTTTCGGCAACAGCATCCAGGCCCTTCAGTTCAGCTTGCTCAGGGGCTAGCCCCTCTTCTATGGCTTCAAGTTTGGCCGTGTCAAAAATCTGAGTTAGTCCTGGGGTGAGGTTATCCTTGATACGAGTTTGAATCGTGGTAAAGACATCGCCGGCTCCGCCTAGTCCAAAACCCATCACGAAACCAAGCGATATAGCTTGCTTCATCTCATCGTCTAGTGCAAGTTCCTCTCCAAGTGCCTGACGAATAAACCAATCTTGTAAAAATTCCTCCCCTGATTCAGATAAGCCCACGAATATTGGCTTCCCCGCAATCATCACAACTTTAATGAGGGGATTAGCTGCCTTGAAGGGTGTTGGGGCAAAGGCTATGAAAAATTCAGCAGCATCCGCACCAAGAAGAAGCATATTTTTGTTAAACACACTATCAGCAGCTTCGTGAGCTTCTTCACGCGAAAGCCCTTGTGCTAAGGCCGTATCGTAAGCACTGCCAGCCTCTAACGCACTTTCAAGGGGTCTTGATAAGGCAGCAGCACCGATTGAACCTAGTATTACCTGCCCTAAATGTCCTAGCCCTACCGCACCTGCAACACTCACCCCAGCATAACCACCTATTATCGCTGCCGGTATAAGAGACAATGTAAATGGTAAGGCTCTAGGTAATTGGCTTGTCCAGAAGTTAGGATGCCATACCCCTTGCCATTCAGCAGGCGGTGTAAGCCTTTGATATTTTGCCCCCTCACTTGATACCATCTGCCCAATGCCACCAGCACCTAACCAATTAAAAGTAGCACCAAGAGTATTAAGCATATCACCCCAGCCAGCTATGAATTGAGCACCAAAACTGGAAGGTGGTGCCGTCTCCTCTAGGAGTGACTCCCAATAGGCATATTTGGTTTCATTTGCCTGGAGTTCCCTGAGATACTCCGCATTGAACGGGTCTAAGGTAATACCTATTTGCTCTAGTTCCTCCGGTGTTAATCTCAAATAGATAGACGGGACTTCACCTGTGCCTTCAATTATTTCCTTCTGATAATCGGGGATGAACTCGCTTTCGAGCAATCCCCTGTGAATTGTGTCCAGCACAATAAGCTGTTGTTCCGTCCGCACCGGTGTAATAAAGAATCGGTGAGAACGCACCCATCCTGTGTCCATGAGTGAGGGTTCTGGCATACCCATCTTTTCAGGCGTTGTCCACTCTACACCCGCTATGCCCTCAAGGAGCATTGCTATCTCTTCATCGGTATAATGCCGAACATTGCCCTCTTTATCCTCAAATTCAAGAGATTTAAGTAGAGCCACCATATCCTCAGTCGGCCCAATCTCCCGTATATCAGTAAGGAAGCCTTCAGGATCCTCTCGCATATAATCTAAAACTTCATCAATATCTTGTTCTGGGAATACCCTACCAAATACCTCTTCAGTCTCAAGCTGCTGTCTCTCTCTGAGGTCTATCCAATCTCCAACACCAAGCTCTCCACCGCCGGCCTGATACTCCTGATATAGAGACTGTCCCTCTTCGGTCAAGTCCTCTATGTTTAATGCCCTCGCTGTAGTCTCCAGGCCACCAGTCGGCACACTCAGAAGTGCCTCTAAGTCAGCCTGGCTATACTGTGCCCCTTCAGGCGAGATATAAGCTCCGCCCTCCGTAATCTCCCACTTCTGAGGGGTGATGAAACTCATGGAGTAATCTTCACCCTTCGGGGTCATCTTCAGCATCCAGCCTTCCTGAAGAGACAATCCCATCTGGGCAGCCTCAGTCGGTGTGAAAAATAGTTCCTGAGTAGGGAAGGTAGTCGCCAGCCTTCGTTGCTCAATGGCACCTGTCAACTGAGGATACATTTCCCTCGTTTCCTTGAGGGAAGTCCCATATTGAGTCAATAATCGCTCTATCTCTGTCTGCTTAGCTTGCCCGTATTGCTGAAGTAAGCTCTTGGTGTCTAAGTTAATGGCCATTCGGTCTTACCTTGCTCCTTCTTTGCCCGCATCATTTGGATAAGATTGGGCTTTCCTTGTGGTTTAGCCTGTTCTGGCTTTTGTTCCAACGCCTCCCTATATTCCTTCAGATATTCCTTAATGCCATATTTAGTTGTCATGTCTCAGTCTCCTCGGCTGGCACTCTTGGTGTTCCCTTAGCCCCACCTCCACCCTTCTCTAAAAGAGGCAACAGGTCTTCTTGCTTTGGCTCCTCCCTCTTGCCTTCTACCGGGCTTAACTGTCCTAGTGTCTGCCTTTGTCTCAAGATGGTCTTAATTCGTTGCATCAAGGTCTTAGCTTCAAGTTCCATTATCTCCCGCTCAATCCCAGTCTTGTCTTCTGCTTGACGCAAGAAGCTAAGTCCCCTATTGAAGAGGAATAAAACCTCATCTGTGTTTTCGGCTTGTTGTGATTGAAGCTCAAACTTCATGCCATCGGGGTTCTGCACCTTGAGAACTTCTCGCAGAATATAATCATCGGATACCACCCCGCGCAAAGCCTTAGCCAACGTAGCGTCGGCCGCCGTTTGTTCCTTTGATAACAGGTGGAATTGATAGGTAATAGAAAACTCACCAGCAAAATCACTTGGGCTGTATGTATTGTAGCCCCCTGGCCGTCCTAGCTTTATCGTCTGGTTGAATTGCACACACTGGTCAATAATCATCCTCGAAAGAGTCTGGTAGAATGAGGCAATCATGGACAGTATCGGAGCGAAGATGTCATTGCGCGCAGCAATAAGGTTTAGTATGGCCACTGAGGACAAAGGGAAGGCCAGAGTCCCATAGTCTAAGGGTGTCAGTTCCCCTCTCTGCAAGCAAGTCTCTATTATCGAGTAGAGCAGCCTGGTAGCACTCTTAATGTCGTTGACTGGTAATTGTCTGAAACCTCCATCTTTTTCTACGGGTATTACCACATCTTCTTGAAAGGGTGACTCCTCTGGCTTCTTGGCTTGGGTAGGATCGGTTACCTGAAGTTCCAATCCCCCCTTCAGTGCCTTTCTGCTCAGTGTTTTTAGAATAGTGGTAGTCTCATTTTTCTCTTTCCATAAATCACGATCAGGCCAGAAGATACTCTCACCGTCATGCTCCTGGGCATCTTCCGTATTGAACATGCACCCAATCGGACACTTGGCAATAACAAAAGGTGGGTATCCGTAAGTGTTCCCACTCTCTATGCACTTCTTTTCAATGAATACCAGCTCATTAGTAGTGTTCCAGAAGTCAATAACCTGGTTCCCGGTATCCTTCAACTTGATTCCAATGTCTGGATATTCCCGCTCAATCTGTGCCTTTGAACGGCTACAAATAGGAGCGCCCCACATCATGCCGTTAATGTCAGTGTCGTAGGGAAGCCATCTCGTATCTACAGGCACAACATCGGGAATTATGCTGTCTTGCCCGTCTAGCTTCAAACATGAACGAGCTCCTATTCGCCCTCGAATACAGGCTTGCTCATTGATAAAAGCGTCTAAACTGGTAATATCCCGCTTTGGAAGATACTCGTTCACCATGTAGAAAATATCGTCCAGAAATTTCTCAATCTTAGTTGTTTGCTTATCGGTCAGGTCCTTGCCCTTAATGACTGTTTGCCTCTTGTAACTACCGGTAATAGCGATCGCCTTCTTAGCGTATAGCAGGGGGTCATTCAGGGTAACATTAGCTACATCTTTTTCATCGGCGGTATCGTCCAGATTCCTCATCTTGTAGGGTTTGAGCAGGTAAAGTTTCTCGTCCCCATCCATGCGATCAGTGACGGGCTTCATATCCTTTAGCTCGCTCTGGACTAGCTTATATTCTTCTCTGTTTTCGTCTGACATAGTTACTCCTAGCTGTGCCCATTCCTAGCTTTTAGCCAAATGATTAGCTCTGTTAGCACTTGAGTGTTCTTTACCTTGGCTTCGGTTTGTTCGTGGGAATCATTATGGTAGGTTTCAATAACACTGGTGAGGCGATCTTCCATATACTTCCTATCTTCTCGCATTTGGTTACAGACACGCCTATAGACTAGGAACATGCAAACAGCGAAAACTGCTGCTACGCCCCAATCCAGATACTCTAAAATGCCCATATTGCCCTCCTAGCGGTATTTCCAAACTGGTGTTTTGTTAGATACGCCTGTAAGTTCATGGCTGGCCACAGCGTATCTCCTGCCATCCATACCGTGGGACCAGACATGGGAAGTTTTATCGGTTAATAACCCGGTAGTCTTATCTTTCAGATACCGGAAGTTCCTCTGCTCTTTAATGCAGTTCAGGCTTTCTTTAGTCCAGAACTGATAATACTGATTGACCTTCTGTATGCCATACTCCACACTCCCCTTGCCCTTGACCGCCTCAATGACATTGAACCCAAGCTTTCTTATTTCTTCAGCACTCTTTGGTTCGCTAGGATCCGGGTAGATAGGCTCTTTCTTGACACCGGCCAGGCTTAGTTTCCTTGCTATCTGGTCATTGGTTAATCCTGACCTGTCATAGAATATCTCTTCAGAGTAGAGTTTATCCCCGAGTATGACATTCTTAACTAACACTGTGGGATCGGCTGAAAAGCCGAAGTCCAGCCCATAGAAAACCTCGCCCATCGGTAAGCCATCTACCTGTTCGAAGTGTGGATAAACCAAGCCCTCTATCTTGCCTATCAATCCCAGCCCGTAGATGTTCCACCAGTTAGGGTCCTTATCCCGGTATGACTCTATGTCAGTTACTTTAGTCTCTGGGATAACATCTATCGCATCGAGATAAGTCGAGTGGTCATAGGCGTTGTTATCTTCTGTCCACTCCTCATGTGCCCAGAACTCACCCACCGGGTTCCAGTCCATGATAGTGAACAACTCAGTTCTAATGTCTAAAGCCCTGGCTGTCTCCCAGGGAATGTTATTGGCCTCATTGATGAATAAGATATGCCGGCGCGGTCCTCGCACCTTACTGTCATCATCGGCACTGAAGAATTGAAACACACCATTCCAATCAGGTCGGCGATAGATGTGGTCAGTCTTATTGTAGTAAGGGCTTGTTTCTCTCTCTTCGTCCAGGATATTAAAAAAGTCCCTGATGCAACCTTGCTTCAGGTGAGGCAGGGATTCAGAGACTATGGAGATGTCTAATTGAGTTTTAGACTGCTCAGCTATAATCTGGAGTGCCTGTAAAGCCGAATAAGTCTTGCTGCTCCAGGTTCCGCCCTCAAGTTTAACCCGTCTCTTCCCGCCTGTCCACGCTTGTAGAATGGTCTTGAATACCTTTGTCGTCTTTACGTCCATTAACCAATACCTCTGTCCTGTCCCCAACGTGTTCAATTAAATCCTTTGTCTCCTGATCAACCACATAAATGTTGACTGTCCTGTTGACTACCCTGTTATCTTGGTATCCATCAGAGTAGAGCTTGTCCATCTTGTTCAAGAGGTCTATGGCCTGAATTGAACTATGTAGTTTGATTGTCTTTGTCCTTGAGCTTGCTACTCCGCCTTTAACACCCCGCCAATCCTTTACGGATATTTCAGCAATAGCTTCCGTGTTTTCCTTTTCGGTGTCTATGTTGCCTTCGCCATCAATGAATTTCGTCAGGTCAGCTCGACCAATGATAGACAACTTCTGTTGGCGCTCTATAACGCTCATAACCGCTTCCATCCCAATATCCTGGCGTGTCTGACCTTCCTTTTCTCGAAGCTCTTTAATCCGTGCCTGGATAGAAGGCCTTCTTAATATCTGACAAGTGTTTACACCAGCCCATTTTGGTGAGTAGCCAGCTATTCTCGCAGCCTCACTAGCATTGCCGAGTTCAAAGTATTTTACGCAGAATGTTTCCTGCTTTTGCGTAAGTTGATTTGCCATACTACTCCTCTAAAGTTGTTGAATCCTCAGTCCATGTAAAGTTACCGTTAAATTCCATTTATTCCCCCAATAATCAAGATTATTATTCCTGTTAATGCAATCCCCCACAGCCAACCTTGAATGTCCGGGTATGCCTTATCTTCGGGGATTTTCCCTTTGACCAACTGAACTACCTCATAAGTGATAAAGCCCAGCCCAAAGACTAACGCAATCCAGCCAGAGACTAGGCACAAAAGAGTATTGATAACCCCTACCGGTATATGCAGGACCACATTATCAAGGTCATAGACATCACAGAATAAGAGCTTGGCTAAAATCGCTTTCATGTTACCCGCACAGGAGCAGCAAGCTCCACTCCCCAGGAACGGAATAGACATCATCATTTTGGGGCTCGATAATCTTCACTTGGCCGTCTTTGTAGTAGCTCAAGACAGCATGGCCATATCCATCAGGCATACCTACCCAAGTAATAAAGATAGGCATAGCTGCCGTCCTCAAGTCCTGATGGAATACACCCATCAGTCGAAAGGCGAAGTCATCGCAATCAAACTGTTCTGCCCTATATTTCTCTAAGTCTGTCTCGTCCTTGTCTAAAATAGACAGAATAATAGCCTCATCAGCTTCATCATAGCTCTGGTCCGCCAGCTTGAATACACCCTGAAACATAGCCAATAAGGACTGCCACCATGACATATTAAAGGCTTGCTGATAGGCCGTTATAATTTCTGCCGAATTAGCTCCAGCTCTTACGGTTTTACGAATTATCTTCATTGTTTACCTCGCAGTATGTTTATTCCTGTTGACACAGCAGGCAAACCCACTACGGCAAACAGGGCATACATCAGCTTTTCGGATATTTCTGGATTGCTGGGGAATAATAGCGGTGATAAAAGAAAACAAACTCCCAGACTAATAATTGATACTATCGTTTTCCAATCACTCATGTTTCACCTTCCTTTTCTAAGCTAGCTTAATCACCAGTAAAATTCTCCCACTCAGGGGAGTATTCGTAATCTACTTCAATTAAAATATCGTCCATTTAGCCTCCTGAAATAGAGCGAGAGGCGATTCCCCCGGGGTTACCAGGGACAAGCCCCTCAAAGCAAAAGCCGCTACTATATTTGTAATGGCTTCAGTAATATGTTATAATTTGGATATGACTAGAAAGGAATCCAATGCAGAATACTATCTCAAAAACAAGGAAACAATAATCGCTAGAGTAAAGGAATATCGCCGCACTCATGCAATCCGTTATGGGGCACATTCTAAAAAGAAAAGCATATATGGCATAATTAAATCTCCTTATCCACAAAACTCTATTTGCTCGTATTGTGGTAAGCAAGTTGATTCATTACAATACCATCATTGGGATGATTCAAATACTAAAGATGGTATATGGGTTTGTAGAGCTTGCCATATGCGCATTAGGCGTATATTATGGATGGCTGGCCTAATGCCAATTAAAAGGGAGGCATTAATAAACGCCCTTAAATGCAAAAGCCGCCAAGATTAGGCCATTTCTGACGGCTTCAGTACTCCTTCCACACTTGGTGGGCGAGCTATTTTGGGCATAGCAATATGCCCATTGTCAAGATACCACAGCGAATAAAATTTGTCAAATTACCCTCGCTAACTGGCGTTTTTCGCCACTTTTTGAGCGGTAATAGACTTCTCTGAGCCACTTTTTGAAACCTATCCTTTTTCGCCTGAATCCCTTGACATACATCAAGACTTCCCTGGCTCCGGGGCTCAGGTTAGTCAGCATTCTCCCATCCTCTACTTGTGTTACAAGGAGTTCGCCCTGAGTGCCTGTTCTTTCCATTCTTTGTTCCACTTCTGCTAGTATGATTTCTGGCTTCACAAAAGAGGCTTCGGTCTTAATGCTTCTTTGCCCAAGATTGCTGTCTGTCCTGTCCGGATCTTGCGGCCAGCGCCCATCCCGAAGAATCGAAGCGTTCATGATGATCCACAGAACCTGATAAGGGCACCATCTAATTTGCCCATAATGAAACCACTCTTTACCTATGCACTCCCTGTAATCCTTGCAGGCTCGGCAGTCTCCGCTCATACTAGCTCCATAACTTCTTGACAGCACCGCTTGGCTGCTATCTCACAGTATTTCTCTTCTATTTCTATGCCTATCGAGTATCGGTTTAACTTCTTGGCACAGTAACAGGTCGTCCCTGAACCAAGAAAGGGGTCAAGGATAAGTCCGTCATTTATGCTATGACTAGTCAACTCATCGTATTGACAAAGCGAACACCTACCAGCCACATATTCTGTGATTCTGGCGTATTCCTCCCTTGTCGGTACATTGAAACCCAGCAACCAATTACTTACACAACCAGTAAGTCCACCAGTCCTCGAAGGGAATAATCGAGCTATCTCTATGTTTCTGATACCAGCTTTAACGAACTCACCAGTTAAATAGCGAGATATGCCTTGCAACCTCACGTATTGCTCATTGGCATTTATACAATAGTCTATTACCTTCATCGGTTTTTGCGTTGGGTGAGGGAAGCGACACTCCCCGTTGTCACGCATATAGCCAGCCCACATAGCCCTCACCAATCTAAAGCCATTCCAGATGTTTGTGCTTGCCATTTCAACTGGTGTCATTATTGTCCTGTCTATTTCCAATCCTGGCTGCTTATCCCAAACTAACCAGCCAGTTGCGTTAGCATTAGAGATATAGGGGAACCCAAAGACTAGCCAACGGGGATAGGTAAATAGCCAAGCCAAATCAAGTGAGCCATCATCATTGGTAATCCTATCTATGCTTTTGCAGCCAATTCGTTTATTGTTGACATTATTTAGCCAGTCTAGCTCTAGCCCTATCCCATAAGGCGGGTCAGTCAATACTAAATCCACCTTCACGTCTAACTGGGGCAATATTTCCCTGCAATCCCCGTGATATATCTTTACCCACTTGTCTTGATAATAAGGCTTCAAATCTCACTCCCAGGAACTTTGCGCATGAGCTTGTCTATCTCCTCTAATGACTCAATTTTAGTTTCACAGCGAATAGCCCGCTTGTCCTTAGTCGGGGGAACAAGCTCTATACCGAACCGCTCCTTATACCGCTTAGCGATTCTCTCTTGGTTCTCTTTAGTTATACAGTTCCACAAATACATCTTCGTAATAAAAAAGAGGCGAGCCCCAGGTTTCCCCGGTAAAGCTCGCCTCCTGTTTCCCAGGTCAGCGTTTAAGCTATGTTACTTCAAGCATCATCAATTATCATCACATACCCAACAGGGTTCTAACATCTTGAGGTTTCATTTTGGTTTTGAGCTTCCCAAAATCTATTGCACCAATCTGCCCCTTCTGTAGCTGCTGACAGATTCCCTCACGCCAAATTGCCTCAAGCATTGCATCCGCACCTTCCTCAAAGGTTTCAGATGTTGGGTAAAAGCCAGTATGAGGATTCTGCCAGCCTTCAGGTCTCCATGTTTTCTTAGCCATATCGCCTCCTTAAATCTACTCCAAATCTACTATCCGCCCCATAGCAAAATTAAGCCGTTTCTTCCTGGTATGTCGCCAGCGGTACTTCTCTAGCTTAATCATTTGATAAAGCTCATCGTCTTTGTGAGTCTCCTCAGTCATAATAATTGTTCTGCCCGTCCATCCGTTTTGAAGAGCTATCATTGCCAGCCCTGATACTGGTTTGCCCCTTGAGGCAAGATAGTTCATAAAATCTAAAACAGTGATGTTCATACCTTAACCCATTCTTCTCCGTTCCAAATCTTCAAGTAGCGTTCCTTCATCACGAAGGCAAGCCATAGTTGCTCCATTGATTTTAGGGATTGCATGAGCACATAATCAATTTCATCATGCACCCATTTAGCAAATCTAGCCACAAAAGGTCGTGCATATTCATCACTTCTTTGAATCATCTCCTGTAACTCGTCTTGGCGTGGTAGCCAAGTTATTTCAAGATGGGGATACATAAATCCCGCCATAACTTGGCTCAAATCAGCTTCCCTTAACTGTTTTACCCTCTTATTTGCATTAAAAGCTGTAATGGCTTCAATTGTGTATTCTGACCAAGTTAAATAAAAATTCTTGCTATTCTTATTACTCGGATTATGCCGCCAAGCAATAATATCACCCTCTTTTAGTCTTCTTCGAGCCTGTATCTCCTCTGCCTTCTCGCACATCTTGATATAAGTTTCTGAATTGTCCATATCCCTCCTATTTCAGCAATCCTGCCCTCCGTGCTATCTTATCAAAGAGTATCATTTGAGTGCCAGCACCGTCATCCGTTGGAACTAAACCTTGCACTGGCACACCGTCTTGGAAGACTACCGTAATACGCCCATAGGGGTTTTCTCGCCCCCAGGCAATGAGCGCTGCCTGCAAGGGAGTCAGTTTACATTCTATGAGCTCCACGCCGTTAATCATTGCTTATACGAGTTTCTGCAAGAATTCGCTTTTCCTCTTTTGTAGCCCACCTGCGTATTCTGCCTATTGTCTTTTGGGGTATCCCAAGTTCCTTTAACCGAGAGGCTATCTCACGAATTCTCTTTATGTCTCCTAATGTTTTAGCCATCTATACCTCCTATTCTTTTGAACGAAGCCGGGAGAGAATCTTCTGGCGACAATCTTCAAAGCCTATCGTAAATAGCCGGCTGGACTCATGCGATTTATCATCAAGCAAACTCTCTTTGTAGGCAGGATTCGCCACCTTCTCTATCTCCTCGGTCATTAGGGTGAGGACACTGTCAGCGTCTTCTAAACAGGAATCCCAAACTAATTCCTTCTCTTCTCCAGTAAAATCCCCAACAAATATTTCTGCTATCTTTTCTCTCATTTATACCTCCTTAAATACAAGATTATGTTTTTTGCAAAACCGCTTAGCTCCTTTCACATCAGTAATTCGCCTTATTGTTCGGGGAAATCTAAGTCGGCTATCAGGGTAATAGAAATCTATAACCCAAGAAATCTCATAATCACCACAGCCAAGACGCCTATAACCAAAATCGGTAGCACCAGAAGAATTGTATCTACTCACTATCCCTCCTTATTTAACATCACAAATTGTGACCTTATTCAATCAACGCTCCTGCTGTCTCCTGCTTTAATAGCTCCTTAATCACTATTGCATCTAACTTATCATCTCTTTTCTTGTAGGTGTGTGCCCGGACATCGAGCAGGTCAAAGCCTCTTTCCCCTAACCTTTGCTTCATAAAGCCGGTATATGCCTGTCTGCCATCTCCGTGTCCCCAGGCAAACCGATGATGATAGGTGCAAAGTGCTATGCAGTTTTCAGGGTCGAAGCGAGTGTTTTCATGCCCGCGTCCCCAATAGTGGCTGCACTCCAGGCCTTGTGAACTGAAGTGGTAATCCTTGCTACCACCCCTTTCCGCTATGCAAGCCAGGCACTCCCAGCCATCCCTGGTCCGTATGTATTCTGAAAACTTTTTGTCTGTTGTCCTTAGCTTCATGCTAGCTCCATAGGCTCTTATAACTCAACCTTCCTAAAGCCCTCCTGTTATCCATAAAAGAAAAGAGATAAAACCAGCAATCCCAATAGCCACCATAATGAGAAACTTAATGAACTCTCTATCCTTAACTGTCATTTCATCTTCTCCTTACCATTAAAGTTATCCCTTTAGGTGTTTACGAAGTCCTTATAAATCCTCTCCCATAATGCTTCAAGTTCACCTTGCCAGCGATTAAATATCTCTTCCGCAACGCTTTCCTTTGCCTGCTTAGCCATATCCAATAAGCTCTTTAAATCAGTTATAGCCACATCTTTATCAGCAAGCATTGAGTTTAATAACTCTATTCTAGGCTCATAATAAGCTACAAGGGCATCATACTGGGCTTGGGCTACTGGGCGACAATCAACAGTGAATATCTCACTACCATCTGAACAAGGATATTGGTATTCATTATTCAAGTCCAGCAAGTCGCCTATTTCCCTGTCACTCAATACATCTGGCTTGTTCATTGTCCCTCCTTTATGCCCCATTCCTTGAGCTGGGATTGCCATCTCCCATTATCAATAACAAAATGCTGGACTTTACCCTTGCGACTATCATAGTAATAATTAGCTATAGCCTCGTCATTCAATAGCCAATCCACCACTTCTTTCCTTCCTACTTTCTCCCCAAGATGGAACGAGATTTCTGCTTGGGCTTCAGCTATTGTCCTAGAAAGACCTATCATAGAACCATCACAAGTTGTTCGTCCCATTTGCTGTATTCTCTCCCTACTCATCACAATATCTTTGGCTTTCATTCTTTTCCTCCTTTTGTCGCTTAAAATCGTGTTTCATCTCTTTACCAGGTGCCCATATTTGCCCTTGATATACTTGTCCGGGTCCTGGTTTTTAGGGCTGCCTTTGTTCTTAGTATCCTTCCCAAATCGCTTCCAGTTACTTAAGATCGTAGTGATGTATCTCCAGCTCCTTGCCTTCCGCCTTACTCCCTCCCGGATAGCGTCAATCACCCAGGGCGCAGTAAATCTCCTAATTGCATCTTCTACATCTCTCTCGACATATTCACTGAGAGATTCTTCTTCACGGATTCCTGCAATCTCTTCTTTGAAAACATCTAAAACTGATTCTTTAGTTATTATTATTTCATCAACAACACTTTCTTCTTTAGTTTCCTTTACTTTAGTTTCCTTTACTTTAGTTTGTGGATTATCGGTTGTAGTTTCGGGATTATTTCCTGTAGTTATAAGTTTAAGCCCTGTAGAAACGGGTTTTTGGGGGAGCTCCCGACGCCGGTTTCGGTAGACCTCGGCCACATTGTCGACGAGGTTTTGACTCCAAACTATCTTGTCCCATTCCCATAGCTGTTTGTCGATTGAGCCCATTTCTACAAGTAGTTTCATCATTTCTACACCAGTATTCTCATCGACCCGCGCCCTGGCCAGAAGGAGTTGCCACTTCTTTGAGTTCTTGCAGTCAATAAAGTGCCCATCGGTAGAGGCCAGGCGTTCCAAGAGCTTGAACCAGAACACATAGCCGTCATTGCCCCATTGCCCCTCAAGGATCGTCAGAGTGTCGCCGCCGCTGGCGTTGGCGTCATGTGGGAAGTAGTCGACTATATCCTTCTGTGGTCTAGCCATACCTCGTTCCCTTTTTGAGATTGCAGGTTTTGCATAGCGTTTCCAGATTATTTAGTTCTGTTTTCCCGCCTCTACTGAATGGCACAATATGGTCAAGTTGAAGATTGTCTATCGCTCCACATTTCACACACTTGTAGCCATCCCTCTCAAATACCTGATTCCGCAAAGATTCCGATACAGCAATACGATTAACAACAATGAGTTTATGCTCCACCGTATCTATATCATCGCGCATATAATCGCAATATAATTTACCTACACACCCCAAGCATAGAGCAAAATGGCCACGTCTCCCCGGGAGATTCTCCCATATTAGAACTGAGCGACCATCATCCACTTCGCAACAATCGCATATATAGCAGTAATCACTCTTAACACTTGTGCCAGGGCTAAACTTTTTCATAGTTGCCTCCTTTATTAGCTATCTCGGTGTAGCCATCTCCTATTTGAGGATTAGCCATTATTACCTCTCATGCTAACTCCATAGATAGGGGCACACTCTGTAATCTTTTAGCGTGCATTTTGCAATACTGCGGCGATATGTCTATCCCGATGTACCTCCTGCCTAGTTTCTTTGCCACAAGCCCGGTAGTCCCGCTTCCAGCAAAGGGGTCTAATACTACTCCCGATTCAAAGCCCGCGTTACAGCCACAGTCGGTATAAGTAAACTCCTTAATCTCACTCATACTTTCCAATATGCGCCTTTTACTATCTGATGGGCTTTGCGCTAACCCTGCTTTATAATCTGCCATGTCTTGTCCCTCATAGTCCGCCTGCTCATTGCACCCTGCTATTCTCATGGCTTCTGTAACCTGTTTCCCTACGACCTTATAAATCTTCTCCCTAGCCTTCCCGCACTTCTTACAAATCATAGAGGGACAGCCCGCTAATATCGGGACTTCACATAGCTTCTCAGGGAAGGTGGCAAAGTTTCTTATCTCACCATGACTAGGCGATGCCTCGGTATTTATCACCCAGACATCACGCTTGTTGCGACCTAGACCAACTTGACCTACTCTATTAAATCCCTTCTCTAAAGAGGTTTCGCCATCTCCGCTGACCTTGTGAAGATATTTGGCATCTGGCTCGTTCCAATTACCAGACAATTCGCTTGGCTCAAACTGCTGCTCGAACCAATATCTTTTACTCTTAACAAAGAAAAACAGATGTTCCCAAGAGCCTGTGAATCTATCCTTAACTGATTCTGGCATAGGGTTTGGCTTGTTCCACACGATGTCGTTCCTTAATATCCAGCCTTGTTCTACCATAGCCAGAGCAAAACGAGAGGGGATTAAGCAGAGGGATTTGGCAGGAACTAGGTCTTCTGATTGAAAGTGTTTGGTAATGGTTTTTGGAATACAGGACTTTTTAACTTGGAATGAGGGCAATATCCCCAAATCCCCAAAGCAGCGTTGCAATTCCAGCAAAGAACTCGATACTTGTCCTTCGGGAATCCTTCCTTCTTCACATTCCTGTATATCTGCACCGGTCCCGTAGCTCTTAGGTATTCTCTCCTGCCCCCACCCTTGATGTGGTCTAAAGTTAAGAATTCCCTTCTGAATTCCCCACAACAAGCACATTTGCCACCCAATTTCGTTAGCACTTCGTCCTTTAATTGGTGCTGCTTTATTGCTTGCTGGGTTAATAGCTGTTTCCTGTTCTTCTGGTAATAGGTCTTCCCGTAATCTGAATATTTTTCCCGATGCTTCTCCAGGTAATCTCTGTGGTAACACCTCTTGCACATTCCCCTTGCCCGCTTCTTCTCGGTCTTTTGCCCACACTTGATACAGGTATCGCCATAATTCCAGTTTGACATATTTTAGTTCCTCATTCGTAATATCTTTCCTAATTATAGCATATTTATTGAAGATTGTCGAGGAATTATAGGAGTCGTCAATGTTGACCCAACAGCTACCAGTTGGCTTTAATACCCTTCGCACCTCATTGAAGATTTGTATTAAGTGGGATATGTAGAGTTCTATTGTGGGTTCTAAGCCTAGTTCCCCTCGCCAGGCTCCGCAGTGAAGGCAGAAGTTGCCTTGGGACGCTTTAGCGGTTGTCCCACCGGTAAATGATTGCTGACCTCTTGTATCTATTGCATTGAGTACAAGCCCACCGCTGTTATCCCGCTGCGGACTAAAGTTCTTAATTGATTCCTTCCCCCACTCATGCTGACACCCATCTTTACTATCCCAAATCTGAGGCTCTGTTTTGTAGGTTCGTAAGCCCCAATATGGCGGGCTATTTATGCAGCAGTCCACGCTCTCAGGGGACAATTCCCTCAGAACATCAATAGCGTGTCCTTGATAGACTGTTGCGCTTGGCTCTTGGTAAAACTTCATACCTTCTCCAGGATCTCCCGCGTCCTCTTATCGCTCATATTCCTGCAAGCTACTTTGGGGGATACGCCAGCATCTACTAAAAGCCGGTAATTCCGATGTTTCCTTGCAAGCTCTTTCTCAATATTAGATCGTAGATATGATGGTACGCTTGGGTGTGATTTCTTTTCCTTTGGCACAGGTAATGGAGCCACCCTTATACATCCCTGACGCTCCCTGTGTAAATTACATCGCCAGTTGATGCAGGCATAAACAATGTAATTCGGGAAGTTAAACTCTTTCAGCTCGCTATTACACTCTTTACAAGTCATTGTTCTATTGGCATCTCCTGCCTTAATTTCCCCACTTCAGTAGCTCCAGGTGATACACGGCTAAACTTAAAGAATGGCTCTTTGCGGTTTTCCAATGTCCATAGTGGCTCTAAGTTATCCTTCAAAAACACCTTTACTCCCGCCTTGTCCGCAGCCTCGATAATCTCTCTTAGCCAAGAAATCGGAGGCTGGGCAGTCCATTTGTTCCCAAAGGGCATTAGCATCAATTCAGGATACTTCCGCACAAGTTCAGTCATTTCCGCCTTTGTGCCAGTGCAAGCCCCGATGATGAGCCAGTTACAACTAGCTTTTAATTGTTCTGGCGTCATCGGTATCTCAGCCAGCAAGGGTTCAAAACTGATATATCTAACTGTGGCTTTAATATGGACTAAGGCATAGATAGCATCGAGAAATGCTTGCTGGCTCGTAGCCGTCACTCCTACCCAGCAGTTCTCAGGGAAGGGGCTGAAATTGATTAGGTTCTGTGCCTGCTTCGTGAGAAGGTAGAAGCGGTGTTCTCTATACCAAGACATACCAATATGATTTAATACTCTTCGTGTCCATTCTTCGGGTATTCCTTGTCCGAATAAGTCTCCCATATCACAGACAAAAATGCCCTTCGGCTCTGCCCCCCCTGTGCAAGCTCCGAAGTTCTCCCTCCTAATCCTACTTTGCCAAAAGCGGGGATAGAAGGGGTCTAATAATCGTGTCTGCAATTCCCCCGCTTGTATAAGCCTCAGAGGTTCTTTGGTAATTATCGGTGGCACATTAGGATTCGCCAAATATAAAGGCTTCAATCTCCCATTCGCCAGCTTGCAGGCATAGCAGGGAAATAGCCCACCCAGGCATAAGCCCTCTGGCGTGTGATTCTTGCAGCCTGACATGGGATTATATGTCCATCCTAATTCATAACTGCTTGCCTGTATTGGGTCTAATCCAGGCGATTTCATTACTGGGTTTCTTACCCAGCCTGTTGGTGATGTTGCTCTGTTCATTTCACCCTCCTACTTATCAATTCTCAAAGGAATGTCAGCTACTCCTCGGTCTCGCCTGGTAGTAATTCAGGGTCTCTCATAGAATAACGCTCTCGGTGAGCCTTCTCACGTTTCAGGGCTTCGATGCCTAGCTTCTTAGCCTTTTCAAGCCTACAGCCAGGCATAAGTGGATTATCCATAAGGTCATCTTTTAATGATTCAATGGCTTCTTCTGGTGTCATAATTTACCTCCGACATTCTTTCAGAAATATCTATCTTCTGGCAGGGCTGGTGAGCTTAGTAATTGTCTCGCCACTAAGTAGTCTCCTCTCGTTACTACTGCACCCTGCCAGTTTGCCTTCGCCTACAATGGACGCTCCACCATCGGCTTTTCTTGCACACCCAAAGCGGTTCTAGTTACCATCAGCTCACCACTTCAACTCTTTTCCAGAGTTCCCTCAGCGAAGGCTTTACTAGAGCCTGTCCACTTTCACCTTTCGGTTATCTTCGTGTATCACTGGCTCCAGTGTTGTCCAGCCAGTAGAGACAGTTCATTTTTCATATAGACTACTACTCACGCTGCCTGTCCCCTGTCGCTTAGTGCAGTTCCTGAAGCTAAATTCACTTCACTTCAGGCTTAGATAGGTTTTCTGCCCTTTCGGTTAACACCTAATCTGGCAACTCCCTATCGGTGGCTGGCTTTACCCTATTTAATTATTAAGGTGCGATATAAGGATTTTCTGTGCTTCTTGCACAGCCTTCTCCTCATCACTCAATCTACGCCCATAACGTCTAGCCTCTTGGAATTTAATAGCTAGTTCTGCTTGAGGTCGCTTTAGACTCAGGTAAGGGAAAATGAGGTTTAAGAATTCCCCTGCCTGCCTAGAATATATTTCCCATTGATAGCATTTGCTGTGCGTTGCTTTTGCACGGGGTTTATTATAAACACGCCCTCCATATTGAACTTTTAGCCATTCACAAAGCCAAGCACTGGTATTAGCAACACTAACCATTAAATACATAGCCTTCATTGTTTTGTTAGGTGGATGCAAATATATACATCCCTCCCCATCTAGAATTCCTGCCGTGTAAGCATACATTTCAGTTTTTCCCATCATTTTATTTATCTCCTTTGTGGCTGGAATTATTCAATTCTTAACGTTCTATTCGGTAGCGGGGGAGTGGTTGAACCCCCGCCACCTACAACAAGGAAAGGAGTAAAGTTAGTAGTCATTATCTCGCCCCATATATGGCTATTATTGTCTCCCATGCCCTCTTTCGCTGGTCAACCTTGGTTATATCGTATTCGGCAATCTCAGCATCAACCTTGCTTTTTGATAACTTAAAGTGTTCCAAGCAGGCCGTGTAGAACTCACCGGGATTCCTGAGAATCAAGCCGGCCAAGTCTGTCTCGGGTTCAGTTACTTCGGGTTCGCCAGGGCCTTGCTTTTTTTCTTCGTCTAGTGGCTTTTTTATTCCTGTATGACCAGTATCTTCCATGTCCTGAGTGAAGATGTCTGACAGTCTGCCAGCCGATAGCGCAGCATCCACCAAGGCTCTCTTCTTGGCCATCTTGAGAATAGTATTGACCTGAGAATAAATATCATCGTTCTCAACCCTACCGATTGTCTGCTCTTCAATCTCCGGCTCCCCATCCTCCCACTTAGCCCCGCAACCACCAGTTTTCTTGAAGCATATCCAGCCTCCACCGTATTGCTCTTTCCCCTTAATGATTGCCTCAACACCGCATATCGGGCACTTCCGCTTAGATTCTCTCCACCTGTATTTGCCCTCCATGCTATTGCACTCACCAAGGCCCTCTGATATGATCGAGCCAGTAGCTAGGTGAATTAACCTGCACTTAATCAGGTAGCGGAATAAGGGCTGATGCCAGTCCTCAGACTTGTCCAAAATCTCATACTGGTCCGAGAGCCCGAGGAGTTTAGCTATCTTCTCCGCGCCAGGCTTCAGTAAGGTAGGCTTCTGTGTACCCGGGATGATGCCATAGTCCAGATCCACAATCATAGTTGAACGGACTATCTGCTGAAAGCGATTTATCGCCTGCATATCATGTCTGAACTGATCTTCATCGGGTAATGTTAGTGCTGTTAGGCTTTCTCCGTCACTCATTATTTACCTCCTTTGGCGGCTGTAATGTATTTCTTGGTAATGAGAACACCTGGTATTTCTGTGACTCCAGATTTAACCCTGGCTCGAATACGACTGATATTCGGATCACATAGTTCGCGAGGCACTAAAAGGGGATTCACAATGATTACCTCAAAGTCGTCTCGATAAGTAACGCTGCCAAGATGGGCTTGGCTGGTTTTGCGTGGTGCCTCAGGGACTTCATCTGCCGGGGTAATCTCAACAACTTCTCCTGTTTCTTTAGCCTCTTCAATCTTCGCCGCTTGTTCAGCGAGAGCTATCATCCTTAGCTCCTCTGCTTCTCTGGCTTGCTGGGCATGATAGTTCTGCAAAGCCTCATTGACAATATGGATGCCCATATTAAGCCTATCGGTTAAGGGCTTAAACAGGTTATTTATCCGCTCTCTGGTTTCATTGACCGGTTGCAATAAATCCTTGCGCTTGGATTCAATTTCCCTCAGAGATTGTCTGGCGTGAATCAGCAAGTCCTCAGCGTTTTTTTGTTCTACATTAGTGGTAACAACCACACCTGTCATCCAGCCTAATAGACTTGATTGATTCTGCTCAAGTGTGGTGACTTCATTTTCCGTTCTTGCTTCTACTGTTTGCATGATTCCTCCTTTCTCTTCTTTAATATCCTCAGAACCACACCCGGGACATTGCCCGAATTTCTGTTCCGATAAGTTCTGGTCAGTTTCGTCAAATCTTAACCCGCAATTCGCACAAGTCATCATTTCCCCCTTGCAAAATCTTCAAAGTTTTCCTCTGTCCAGTAACCGCCTATTTTGTCATAGCTTTCCAAGGTTGCTTTTATCTCGGGTGTCCACGCTCTAAACTTCCTTAAGAGTGATACAATTCGCTCCTCTAAAGCTATTCGCATCCTAGAAAGGTCATTATCGGTTAGCATTTCTCTTAATTCTGTTGCCATTTCGCTCCTTTCCTCAGCTCTTCAATCCTGATATTCCCTCTTTACTGACAGAACAAATCGAAGAGCTTGAAAACTTGCCCTGCCTTTCCGCTTAGTGCTATAATTAAATGTCTCAATTCCTTATAGCTTCCATTGCTTCCTTAACCTCTAAAAAGATTGCTCTTCTATGCCAAATTCACTTAGAGAGTGATTAAAACCAATCAATCCTTTAAGTATTTCATCGGGCAATCCCATATCTCTTAATGCTAATAAGGTTCTCTTTGCTGCTTTTAACCACTGCCAAGTATCATCCTTTCGATACTTCTCACACCAAGCTACATTAGACATATACCAATCAAAGTTCCTAGCAAGCTCCATTGAGAGCCCAACTTCCGATGCTTTCCATTTGATTCTCTTTCTCATTTCACCCCCCTTTCTTTTCGGTAATCCTCTTGCTCCTTTAGGTAGGCATCAACCGCAAGCGAACACTTGCCAAAGCGTTCATTCCACAATTCACAGCCTGCTTGCTCGCATTGCCAATTCCTTTCGCTGTAATAGCCCGATTGTGGCAGATAGTGGGAAGCCAGTTCGGGATTAGCCATCTTAAACGGACATTCCATCTTTCGCCTCCTTTCTAATCAATTCAATTCCGCACTTCTGACTATCATTTCCCAGGCATAGGTTTTGCTCAGAAGGTCAAATGCCTTGCACTCTGCACCGGCAAGACATCTTCGGTCCCGGCAGTCCTGACAGATTTGCTCTCTAGTCTTTTCCTGAGCCAGGGGCATCACCCTCTCCAATGCCTTTCGCTCTACTAACTCAATGGTTAATAGAGTCTTTTCGTTAGGGGCGCGCGCCCCTATTGGTTCCTTGCCTTTCCTTTTTAAGCGCTGTATAATAGACTTAATCAAATTCCTATCCTCCCGGCAGAGAGGGGATCGTCTCCCCCTCTGCCATTTCGTTTATTACCTCTTCCCCCGAGTCGGCCACACTCACGGTAGAAGTCCCGACCATATTTCCTTAATGTAGCCTCGCCCCCTTTTTGCCCGGTCTTTTCAAAGAACGAGCTCTTTATTGGATTCCCACAACAAGGGCATAGCTCAATATGGTTATCCCTCGTTGCTAATCCGCCCTTCCTGCCTGATTCTTCAGGTGTCATTCGTCAATTCCTTCTCAGGTATCCCACTCTCTTCCACTCATCCAGGTCCCTCTTGAGCATGAGGTAGTGAACACCTTCAGTCCCTAGCAGCATCACTAAGCCAGTTAAGATTGTGTCAATGAGTGTCATTTCCTTAGCCTCTAATCTTTCTCAAGGCATTACGCGAGATAACTTCTCGCTGCCCATTCTCAAATTCCACAACTGCTGAATTTAGGGTAAGCCGTTGTAAGACTCGACATTTTCGACCCTTCAAAGTGGCTCTCTTCGTGTTATTTCCCCAGGTATAGATATATTCCATTTACTGCCTCGCCTTGACCCTCCCCAGTAATCCCACGAAAAACCTTTTTAATCCCCAGCCTTGAGCCTCTGAGGGCTGTTTAGGGGGATTTTGAGCACCTTTCCTGCTTAATCCATCACCATCCTGAACTAAAAATTTTAGTATGTCTTTATGTAGCTCGGGGAAGTTCTTGGAAATACACTTTACAATCGTGTTGCCGGGTGGGATTTTCCCTGTCCTCGTCATTTGCCAAAGTTGCCGGGAACACCCTAATCTCTCTGCCATTTCACTATCCGTTAATTCCTCCTCAGTCTGTATTGTAATAAGTTTGGCGATGGGTTTACATAGCATGGTGATAGTTTAACAGTATGCAAAAATCTTGTCAAGTCCCCCCTTAGCTTTGGAAGAGGATTTAGAACAAAATTTCTGTTTTGTATCTGGCATACATATAATTAGAACATTTGACCTAGAACATAGTTCCATTGACAAATCACCCAATAGTGCTAAAATATTTGCAGGGATATGACATTAGCAAAAAAGATAAGAGAGTTAAGGGCAGAGAGGGGCTGGACTCAGTTAGAACTAGCTAAATGCTCAGGTTTAGACAGGGGATATATTGCTAACCTCGAAGGCTCCAAAAGCATACAGCGTCCATCCGCTGAAGCCTTACTTAAACTTGCCCGAGCCTTCAACATCAAACCAGAGGAGCTCTATCATGCTGCTGGCTATATCAAAGAAGCCAAAGGCATTTACCCACACCCTGAAACACCAGAGGAAATCCTTGACCGCTTGAGACTCGCCACCCCGCAAAGTATTCCGGTTTATCCCTGGGAAGCCTTCCCCTTTCATGCCGGGGATGGTGTTGAACCCATTGAATATGTTTACAGAGCTCACCCTAAATCAACCAGCAAAAACATTCAAGCCTATATCGTTCATGGGGATTGCTTATCGCCTAAAATCAACGATAAAGATGTAATCATTGTTGATAGAGATGAAGCGATAGATAACGGCGATATTGCCGCCTGTCTTTGTGCTAATGAATTTCATGTCTTTCGAGTCCGCAAAGTGGCTGATCAAATTTGGCTAGAAAACAATCATGGGAAATACAAGTTTGAAGAAGTCCAAGAGATAGCCCCGGTTATTGAGTTAATAAGAAGGCTGAAGTGAGAAGGACAATTTTCGCGATCGCAATTCTTTTATTTATCGCTTGTATTGTTTTGACGATACACGCAAGGGTGGCTTATCCCCAGCCTATCTATGAGCAAATTTACCCTAGTGATCCTCGTTATACAGGCGAGGTAATTGAATGGTTTGACAGAGCAAGTGGCAGGGAAGTCCAGTCGGTATTAGTCTATGACCCTGAGAATCCTACCTGGGTAGAGGTATTGCAATCTGGCATGGGCTTCTTTATCCTCGTTGGTCTCTTTATTTTTGTTGCATTATCGGATCCGAAGATACGGCAGAGCAGATTCCAAGAATAATAATAGAACATCCTTTCTAGTTTTTAAGAGCAAGGACTGGCAGTCAGAAGGTAGTGGGTTCGAATCCCATCAGCTCCACCA